CCAGAGACGCCTGACCCCGATCTAGACCTTCCTAATCTACAGTTTTGGAACTGTATGGACTATGGTGTTAGGTGTATTGAGAAACAATTCATTGGTTCTATGGACTTTGTATGTCATACAAGAAACTATGGAGCTATTTCTGGTGAATATTTGTTTACATTGGATAATTTCCATCCCGATGTGGACATAACTAACTGTAACGTGAGTGAAATTCCCGACGAACACAAGTCTCATAACTGCATTGAACTTGAAAATGGTCAATTTGCACTCTATCCAAACAATAGAATGCGTATTTTTGACCTTTCGATCACTCCAGAAACACCAAAAACACCTGATTTTAAGGTTTCTACCAAATACTATCAGGTTGAGAATGGTGTAAGATGGGGAAGATTAGGTGATACCGACGATTATTTTTGGAAAACACCTGAAGAAAGTAAAATTTGTCCAAATTGCGGACAAAATCCTTGTGATCCACGTTGTATAAACGCTGACTAGGGATAGAAACCCCTTAAAAAGTTCTGTTTTTCCTATAAAGACAGAAAAATGGCTCAAAATCCAGTAGACTTAGGTAAAGATTTCATCCAAAAAGGGATGAGGTTGATTACTCAAAGGTCATCAGACGCACTTTTGAAGAAGGCTCATGACCAAAAGTATCAAATTCCCGAAGATAGAATGTCAAGACCATGTGGAGGTGCTGGTGGTTTTGATGATTTTGTTGAACGTTGGCATGAGTAGTATAAATATAGCAGAAAAATTGTATCGTTAGATGCCTGTCGTCCGTACATCACGTCGATTTAAAGACATTTCGTTGTCTTTTCGAAGGCATCCTGTGACTAATGACATAGTTGCACTCACAAATGAGGATGCAATCAAGAGATCTGTCCGAAATCTTGTTGAAACGATCAATACTGAGAGACCTTTTAACTCTTTGATTGGTTCTGAAGTTAGAAATAGCTTCTTTGAACCAGCTGATCAAGAAATTTTGACAAGATTAGAGGTTGAAATTGAGACTTCTATCAAAAACTTTGAACCAAGAGTTAGATTAACATCGGTTTTTGCATCTCATCCACCCGATACTAATGAAATTGTGGTAGAAATCACCTACGACATCATCGGATTACCGTTACCAACACAAGAAGTCACATTCATTCTTCAACCAACTAGGGAATAATGGCGTTTACTCAATATACAAACCTAGATTTTGAACAAATTAAAGCGGCTTTACGCGAATATTTGAGGTCAAACTCTAATTTTACTGATTTTGACTTTGAAGGTTCTAACTTATCGATTTTAGTTGACACTCTAGCGTACAATTCGTATATTACGAACTATAATGCAAACATGGTCGCCAATGAGGCGTTCATTGATAGTGCAACATTGAGAGAAAACGTAGTTGCATTAGCTAGAAATATTGGGTATGTCCCCTCTTCTAGAAGAGCTGCATCTGCAAATATCAGTTTTAGTGTTGATCTGGGTAGTTCATCCACAAAGACCTCTGTAACCCTCAAGGCGGGTCTTGTGGCCCTTGGAGATTTCGCAAATACCAACTATACGTTCGTAGTTCCAGAGGATGTAACATCACCAGTTGTTGATGGAATTGCATTTTTCACCGTTGATATTAAACAGGGAACGTTCTTAACCAAAGAATTTATTGTTGACACTTCTCAGTCAAATCAAAGATTCATTATTCCAAATCCATTCGTTGATACTTCAACTTTGAAGGTTTCTGTCAAGGACACCGCAAGTTCTACGACACAAGTTGTATATTCTCAAGTTGATAATATTGTTGGAATCAAAACAACATCTGAGATTTATCTACTCCAAGAAGTACAAGATGAAAAATATGAAATTTTATTCGGTGACGGTGTAATTGGTAAGAGGTTGTCATCAGGAAACGTCGTTACAGCGTCTTACGTTGTCTCTGATGGTGAAAACGGTAATGGTGTTGCAAACTTCTCATTCGTTGGAAAGTTAGTTGACAACAATGGTGCATTGGTTGTAACTGGTGTCTCTGATATCAATACTAATCAACCATCAAGAAATGGATCTGAGATTGAAAATATCAGCACGATCAAAAATTTAGCTCCTAGAGTTTATGCATCACAATATCGTGCAGTAACGGCAAATGATTATCAATCTATTATCGCAACAATCTATTCAAATGCAGAAGGTGTAATTGCATATGGTGGAGAAGATGCAACTCCACCTCAATTTGGTAGAGTTTTTATATCAATTAAACCCAAAAACGGACAATATATTTCTGATTTTGATAAAAAACAAATATTGCAGGATTTGAAATCTTACAGTGTTGCTGGAATTCAACCACAAATTGTAGATTTGAAGTATTTGTATGTAGAACTTGAAAGTAGTGTTTACTACAATTCCAATACACTGTTAAGTCCATCGGATTTAAAAACACAAGTAACAAATTCTCTAACAACTTATTCAAAATCTGCAGATTTGAATAAGTTTGGAGGTAGATTTAAGTATAGTAAAGTTCAAAAAATTATTGACGATACAAATACATCGATTACTTCCAATATCACTAAGGTAACTATCCGTAGAAATTTGGAAGCCAACACTGCAAACTTTGCTCAGTATGAATTGTGTTATGGAAACGCATTTCATGCGGGTAGAAAGGGTTATAACATCAAATCTACTGGATTTGTTGTTGATGGAATTGATGGAACTTTATATTTTGGTGATGTTTGGGAAAATGAAACAACTGGGCGTCTTTTTGCGTTCAGACTTTTAAGTGATGGAACACCTGAAGTAGTCATTTCAAATGCTGGCACTGTGAAATATGACGTTGGTGAAATCCTTATAGATACAATAAGGATTTTGTCAACAGTTAAGAGTGATAACATCATAGAAATTCAGGCTGTTCCTGAATCGAATGATATTATTGGGTTGAAAGATCTATTTCTTCAACTTTCTGTTGATAACAGTAACATTAGTACTCTTGAAGACTTGATATCCACAGGTGCTGACAATTCTGGTACTAGGTTCATTTCCACTTCTAGCTTCTCCAACGGAAAATATATTAGACAGTAATGATCGACACCGCTTCCAAGAAAGTCCAGATCAATCAGATCGTTAGGAGTCAACTACCTTCTTTTGTTCAAGAGGAAAATCCTCTTTTTGTTGATTTTTTAAGTCAATACTACCTCTCTCAAGAGTACCAAGGTGGTCCAATTGACCTCATCACAAATTTTAATGAATATCAAAAGACGGAGACATTTAGTGGAAATGAAAATCTAATTGGATTTACCACTTGTACAAGTGCAGTAGCTTCTTATGATGATACCATCAATGTAACTTCAACTGATGGATGGCCAAAGACTTATGGCCTGTTGAAAATTGGAAACGAAATCATTACATACACTGGAATTACAACCAATTCATTCACTGGTTGTATTCGCGGATTTAGTGGTATTGAAAATCTTCATCAAAACAATAACGAAGAAAAATTACTTTTTAACTCCACCTCTGCAGAAAATCACGTTTCTACCTCTAGAGTTGAAAATTTAAGTAATCTTTTCTTAAGAGAATTTTGGAAAAAAACAAAAAATCAGTTTCTCCCTGGATTTGAAGACAGAAAACTTGATAATGCAGTAGATAAAGCTAATTTTTTACGACAGGCTAAAGATTTTTATGCTTCGAAGGGAACAAACGAAGCGATAAAAATTCTCTTTAATGTTCTCTACAACAAGAGAGCTGAAATTGTAAAGCCAATCGAATATCTTTTTACACCATCAAATGCAGATTATGTTGTTACTGATGATCTTGTAGCAGAACTAATTAGTGGTAATCCATTAAACATAAATGGACAGACATTATATCAAACTGATAGTGTTGCAAGTGGATCACTTTTTAATATACAGAGATATAGAAAGAATGATATTGAATATTATATTTTAAGTTTAAGTAGAGAGTCCGAACTTGGTACGTTCGTAGTTACTGGATCATCTACGTTATTATCTAACGTTTCTATTGGGGACACTGTTATTACAGTGGACTCCACTCTTGGATTTGGAAATACAGGCTCGGTTTATGTTGGAACTGGCCAAACTGTAGGAATTGCTACTTATACTAGTAAATCATCAAATCAATTCTTTGGTTTAACAGGTATTACCTCTGCATATTCAGATGGCCAATTTGTAAGAGGTTCGAGAACTGTATATGCTTATGAAAATGGTGATATCACTAAACCCGTATATTTCAGACTTACTTCTGTAGTTTCTGATTTAGACTTAGACAATGTTGGATATTTGTATGTAAATGATAAAATTAAACCAAAAAATCTTGGCAATCTTTCGGCATCAAATGATTATAGATTAAATTCTTGGTTGCATAATTTAAAGACAAAAACAAGAGTTGCTAAAGATTCTAATAACAAATCAATAATTGATACAATCACCAATAACGTATCTACTGCAGATGCACATCTACTTCGAGTAGATGATTCTGTAACTCTTGTCGATGAAAGTTCCGCAATTGCATCGAATGTTGTAGGAACTGTATCTCAAATTATTAGTGATTTTGAATTTAAAATCACTGTTACCTCAGGTACTCTTGATGTAGATACAACTTATAGTGTTAGAAGAGATCTGTCGTTTGCTTCAGCTAATTCTTCATCCATTAATATATCTGA